ATAGAGCAGTTGATCCCCGATGCCTTGTTCACACCAGATGAGCGGTCGCTTCAAGCCCTTGCCACGCTCCCACTGCGGGTGCTTGGTGTGCAGCTTCGGAGACTTGAACGTCTTGCTCTGCCACCGCCGCTCGTAGCCCTGCCAACCCTTCTTGAAGTCACCCATCTGCAGCGAGAGCAGACCCATCGTCCACGCCGCATCTGCATTGTTCGGCTCAAGGTTGACGGCGATCTCAAAGTGCTGCCGTGCCGACTGCCAACGGTGCATCTCCCAGTGGCAACGACCGATCTGTAACTCAGCCGCTGTAAGAACTGGAAGTACATTGTGGATGTTACTAAGCAGACCTATGGCCTCGTCATACCGACCTGTGTTGGCGGCATCGAGTCCTCGCTTGTAGATGTCCTGAGCGAACTCAGGCAGCGTGCGTTGTTTCGTTTCTTCGCTCACCAGTAGTTCCCCCCTCGTCCGATACTGCCCCGACTGCACCGCCAATTAGGTGGCGGCACCCGGCTCCATGCGTAGTGAGCCTCGTACTCACGACGCTTCCACCAGTTGATCAATGCACGGATCATACGGCCTCCTGTGCTACGACTTGTAGCAGGGACAACGGGATGGACATAGCAGTCTTCCCGCCATAATGGCGCGGATAGATGAGCACACGCCCCGGTGACTCCAACATCATCGCGTTGGCGACACCCTTCTCGATACCCTCAAAGTCATCAAGCACAAAGACCGTGTGCGGAGCCAAGATTTTGTTGAGCGGCTCTTCATCCTGCTGACTCAAGCGACCGTCGAGATAGACCAGATCGACCTTCAATCCTTCCTCTGCCATGTCAGCAAACATTTCATGAGAAGGTGTGTGAAAATACTGCTCAATCAGTTTGGCTTGTTCTGGATACAGAGCAAGATCAATCCTATTTGATACGTCACACGTGCGAATCTGCGCGGTAGTTCCTGTCGCCAAATCCATCACCAAAGTAGATACACCAATGAATGTACCTACCTCGGCAATGACCTCGGGCTGAAAGAACTTGACTATCTTGTACAAGTCCCCCGCATCGTTCTCACCCAACGACCCTGTGTTGTAGTCAGCCTGTTCCCTGAGATGTTGCTGCCCCTGCACGATGTCTTGGATTTTGCTCCAGTCCATCTCGACCTTCTCGTCGATGATTTGCCAGACTATCTCGCTCAAGCGACGGCGACTTAACTGGATGGGGCGTATCATGGCTTCGGCAGCTCCTCTCCTAACAAGTACAAAATGTCTGAGACGATACTGACGTATACCTGTGCTTTATCAGGGTCATTGCTCACGCAATTAGCGTGTGCTTTATCAGCAGCAACGCGCAGCGCGTAGTTAAGACTGCTCTTAACCTGACCTTTTATATTAGGATCAACCTGTGATGACTCCATTTCCTTTGGAGGCCACTCCGACATCTTCATGTTTAGACTCAAATTGAAAGCCGCCAATACTTGTTTTATCTCATCTAAAGACTTCTTACCCAAGTTTGGGATCAATAACAATTCTCTTTCAGTTCGCTGTACAAGATCTCCAACGTACTTAATTTTTTCTCCCGCCAAACAATTTGTAGTGCGGAACGTGAGGTAAAGTTCGTCTACGGGAGCAAGCAGAATATCCTTATGTTTGTCTTGTAAATCTTTTACTAAAGAATTCATGCGCCCTTCCTCGCGTCGATCTCGCGCTTCAGGTACCACGCAGCCTTCTCCAAGTCCTGCACGGGATCGGAGTCCTTCTTACCGGCACGGCTGATGTACTTCACGACATTGCCCAAGCGGTAGTTCAGATCTTTGGCTTCAATGAAGTCGATGGTCTCGATGCCACCGGCCTTGTAGTGCGGTGGATGATTCACAAGGTCGGGCTTGGGATGGTCGAACAGCGCGATGATTTCATCGTCGGTCAGCAACGCTTCTCTCTTCAACTCGGTCGGCTTCGCCTTCTTAGGCGTGCCCGTCTTCTTCGCTTCCTTCCACCGCACCGTGTAGACGCGGTTCTTGCTGATGCCAAGTTGCTTGGCGATGTACTCGGGACTCGCGCCGTTTGCCAGATAACGGCGAATCTTTGCACTAATAGTCATGTCTCTAACTCCTTGCGTAGGGTCTCTACGGTTGTTTCATCAATCAACAATGCAATGCCACCTGCTTTGCGGATGTCATCGAGATGCTTCAATTGAAGCGCGGTAGGCTTATTACCGTTTGCTTTGCACTCTATCGCCACGAACTTGCCGTGGTGACAGATCAGAAAATCCGGTACGCCGCTCGAACCATACCCGCCGGTCGCAGGCATGGCGTAGTACGCACCAAGATCAGTTAGTATCTTTTTTACCTTCGCTTTGACCTTTGCCTCAGGGGTCATCAGTACCGCCCTGCGTAGTCCAACTGATCAAAATGTGGTCGCAGCGCGTTGTTCTCGTTGACGATGGCTAGTGCCTCGTCATAAATGGCGTTGTTCTCTTCAAACGGCAGCAGAACCGGCGCATCCAATCCGCAAAAACCCGCAGGAGCCGTTTTAGTTTCCGGCGTCCACACGGCGAGCAGAAAAACCTGCTCGATGTCAACCTCCTCGCCACCTCGTTCGCACTCTGCGCCAACCTCAACCTTGATGCCCGACAGCATCGTTTCAAAAACCGTGTCGTAAGACATTTCTGTATCCTCCTGTTTACATATAACAATGTTTCTTTACACTTGTCAAGCACCGTCAGAACGGCGCGTAGGGGCGGGGTTGCTTCGGCTCGTCAAGCGGCAATTCAAGCTGCCGGGTCAACTGTTGTGGTCGCACCCACCACTCACGCAGCTCGTACAACTCGCGCTCGTAGTCGAACACTTGTTGGCGAATCCACGCCTCGTCGCTGTCAATGGGAACCCACCAATCTTTCGGGATCTCGTTCGTCTCGTTCGGTTCGTTCATCGCTGTAGCTCCATTAAAATTTGTAACTGCTCCTCCATCGCACGGATGATGTTGGCCTGTGCTGCAATCACCGCTTGCAACGCTGCGATGTAGTCAAGATCGGAATTGTTCATGCTTGCATCCTCAACTCTTTCAACTCTTTCAACTCTTTCAATGCGCGTTTCTTGCACCGTTCAACCTCAAGCTCGGTCATGCCGACCGAAAGCCGTTCTGCGAGTTCTGTAACCACCATCGAATGCGCGTCTGATGGAGCCGTGATCGCAAGCATTAGCGCAAGCACCAAAGCGTCGTGCGGGGTTTTCGGTAACTCGGTCATGCTGCTTCCCCCTTCGTCAGTTCTGCGTAGTACTCCCGCAGGTGTTGGGTGGTCAGGCCATTGAGCGGCTCACCCGTCCGTCCGTCTTTCAGCACATCCTCCGCCCACGCCTCCAGACCACCGTCGTAGCCCTCGCAGATGTTGGTGATGACACGGTCTACGATAGCGTCGATGAGTTCTTGTCTGGTCATCCCAGTCATGCCTTGTCCTCCTCTGCCACACAGGTGATGCGCCACTCGTCGAAGTGGAATTTGTCCGGGTCATGCCCCATCCGGGCGATGACCTTCTTGAACTCCTCCAACACTTCATCGTAGGTCTCCTCGTCGATGGTATCGATGTCGAGACTGATGGGGATTTTTCGCAATTGCTTGCTCATGTCTTGTCCTCCTCGTTTTCGTAGGTGTCCCACGGACTGTCGCAGTTATCCAAAATCTCGTCGTCGGTCATCTCTTGCAGTCTGCACACGATGGCGTGACGCAACTCTTGCCCCGTGACCTCGCCCGAAGGCGAGTCGTTCTCCAACGAAAAACCGAAACTGAATGCATGATTAAACCGCGCCATACTCTTGCTCATGCCTTGTCCTCCCAGTCGAATGCAGTTAAAACCTCGTAGACCACGAACAGCGACAGTTTCAGGGAGTCGGCTATCTCCCGCTCCTTCATGCCGTCCTTGTAATACATCGTCAGGATTTGCAGATCTGTGTCGTTCATACCTCGTCCTCCTGATAATAAGCCTCGAACGCCGCGTCAATATCCGCGCCTTCATGCGCCCACAGAACCTCGCAGCCGGGGTTCGCGTCCTCACATTGCTCGTCGGCGTGGTCAATGTCCTCTGCCGCGCAGATAAATACGAGCGGCGCGTCAAGCAAGAAGTGCATATCGGGATCGCGGTACAGCACAACAAATTCTTTCAAAGGCTTGCTCATGCTTCGTCCTCCTCGTCCTTCAAATCCGGTGGCAGTTCAGGTAAAAAGTCGAATGCTTCCTTCATCTCCATGATGGTCAGCCCATGCGCCTTCCAATCATGTGCGTGGACATCGCCCTGCAAGTAGGCTTGCATCGCTCCGCACAGGTCTGCGAACGCACACCGGATTGCGGTTTTCTGTTCGTCGTTCATGCCTCGTCCTCCTCATCGAAACTAGCCAAGTCGTTATCAGCGTAGGCCAACGCCTCAGCAATGTAGCCATGCGCTTCGCTGCTTTCTTCGACTAACTCATACGCCGCACGCAAAGCAGTTGCGATGCGGTTGAGCCGTTCTTGTTCGTTCATGCCTTGTCCTCCTTAATGTCCATTTCGCAATAGTCCGTCACGCCGCAGTCGTAGCCCTGCTTGTAGGCCAGACGACTCGCCGCGTCTTTGTCGCCATCAAGTTCTTTTAAATCATCCGCTGCACCTACGGTACGACCGTCGTAATAGCCACGCGCATACCAATATTTTTTATCGTCCATCTCGTTCACGGCTTCACCTCCTTCACTTCCAGAGTTTCCTCCTCGTACCGCTCATCCTTACCCGTGTTCAGCACGGAGAAGTCCTCATGCGCGGCGACATACGCATCGTCCTCGTTCTCGGCCTTGACCGTCAGCGTCTTAGTCACGGTCGCACGGATCGTCACTCTGTAAGTCCTCATACCTCGTCCTCCTCGTTTGATTAATCAGTAAGTCAATGTTTCTTTACAATGAAGCCGATGATAACACCGGCTCGCACCCTGTCAAGTACGCCAAACTCACTTTTTTCAATCTTTTTTGGCGGAGCGGTCGCACCCGCTAAGTCCGCTCGCACCCCGTCAAGTCCGCTCGCACCCCGTCAAATCCGCTCGCACCGGGGCTAGGCGTAGGGGCGAAAAAAGGGGGCGGTGTCAGTCCCGCCCCAAGCTTCACCGGAAACCCTAGCCCCCCGTCGCCTTGGCAATCGCGGCTCGAATGGCCTTGGCGTGACGCTCGACTACGCCCGCTTTAAAGCACGCCAACTGTTCAGGATTGTCTAAAACATCCTCAACATACGGCAGGGCGTTAAACAGGGCATCGAGTAACTCCGGCGCGGCGGCGATTAGTCGGACATTCCCCCGCGTTTCATCATCCGGCACCGTTCGGGCGGATAGGTCCGCCACTTGCGCCCCGCGTAATCCGTAAATAATCGGGCCGGGTTTCATCCCTATATGCCACGGTCCCGGCGTGTGTTTCGTTTCGTTTGTCATTGTCCCGCCCCCCTTAGTTAAAAAACCGCGACGCAAGGCCGCGCCCAAATTCGCGGCGGAAGTATCGGCGCAACCAATCGCCACCGGATAGACCGTTATAGGTCTCGACCGTATGCAACGGGGCGTCGGGATAACCGGGGTTCCGCGTAGACCTCGCCGGGGTTCCGTGGGTTTTGTATTCTGGCGACGGCATACAATGCTCCCGCACATAATCCCACAATGCGCTAGCAGCGACAGCAGCAACGGCGCGGCGGTACTCTGTCTGGTAATACTGCCCCGTGGTGTAGTGAATCCGCACCCCTTCACCGTCTACCTGTTGAATGTTCAGCCGCCCCGAAAAGGCAGACCTTGCAGCGTCCACCAAATTGCGCCCCGTGATGCTATGCGCTAACTCAATCCGCCGCAGCAGCGTCCGGGCATCATGCAAGTCTCGCGTTATGCCGCGCATTTCAGCGCGGTAGCTCGCTGCGTCGCCGTAATTGCAGTACTCTAGGCCGGGGCGCGACCGGATGAAGGCGTGCAGAGCTTCGAGGATGTTAGTTTTGAGGGGGTCGGGGGTGCCGTATGTCGTGTCCATTGTTTTCTCCGGTGAGGTTGTGAGGTTCAGCGTGTAACGGGTGAGGCATTCGGGCGACGGTGAGCGACGACAAAATAACAGCTAGGCTCATCTTCGCGGAACACTCGCAGCCAATCGGCGGCGCGGTCGGGGTCTACCGTTTTAATCCGTTGCCAATATCCCGTGATTGGGTTGAATCGGAATAGGGCGGGGTTGCGTGGTTTCATTGTTTGCCCCCCGTGGCCTTTTGGATTGCAGCCCGTGCCGCTGTTACTAGCTCGCTATCGTCGGTCGCGTCATAGCATGAAACTATATTCCGTAAGGCTTCGAGCAAGTCAGGCGCGGCGGCAATTAGACGGGCGCGGGTTGCTTCGCGGGTAAGGCTTTTATTTTTCACGGTTCAGCCCTCCCCTGCAAGACGCGACCGACCCAATTCGAGCCGGGCGGCGGTTAGTGCCTGTTCCGCCTTTTCAAGCGCGGCTTCCGCATCGTCCAATTCCTCATAGTCGGCGGTTTCCCATTCCGTCCAGTACGAATCGCCGTCGCCGTCCCGGTATATTTTCTGCCACTCGTCGGGGGTGTAGTGCTTATGCAAACAGGCATCGGAGCAGTAATACTCACATCCGCTATCGACGCAGTAGCCCTCCGACATGGTCGAGCGACACTCGTCGCAGATGCGCTGCGGCTCATCTAACAGGTCTAGGATGGTCTCGTACCGGTGCATGGCATCGTCGCGCCCACGCTGCGCCGCCTTGAATGCTGCTTCCGTTTTGCTGAGGTTGTCCACGGTTCAGCCCTCCACGGCGACGAGTGCGCCGTTGATGTTGACGATGCGACCCCACAATCCAAGCCGCCCGATGATTCGATCGATATCGTCTTGGCTACGCGGGGATGCGGCACGGTGAAGATTGGCAAGCATCCGGGCGGCCATTGCAGGATTGAGGGAGGCGACGGCTTCGGCGCGGGTCGCTTCGCGGGTCTCGTTTCTAGTCATGTTCGTTTGCTCCGGTGTAGATAGGGGACGCGAGTATTAGACAACCTTTCTTTACTAACTGCAACCCCTTCGGCGAAATATTTTTAGAGCTACGCGGGGGCGGGGTGCGGCTTGTGTCGGGGCGGTGTCCCGCTTGTGTCAGGGGGTCGGAAATGCTGACACAAAAAAAGTCTAATAAAAACAATAGGTTACGGAAAGTTTGTGTCAGGTTTTGTGTGGGGAAAGTTTACATATGACACGGGATTTTAGGGGGTGGGGGGTGTGTAAGTTATTGATTTTTATTAGATAGTTATAGAATAAGTAAATAGAAAAAAGAGGAAAAATGGGCAAAATGAAAAAACGAACGGGCGGCAAAAGTTTTTAGAGCTTTTTCGGCACTTGCCGCGTCTCTGCCATGCCACCCATTTTTGCGTCGCATTTCCCGCGCCCTGTCCCGTTTTTGCTGACACACCGACACAAACCGTGTTTTTACTTTGTGAATCAAGCACTTGCGTGTCCCGGCCAAAGAAATACGCTGACACAAGGCTGACACAAGGCCGGAACAGGGGTGGAATCGATCGAAACCGCGCCTCTTGCCTGACCCGCTACGCCCCGCCTGACCCGCCTGACCCGCCTGACCCGCCTGACCCGCCTGACCCGCCTGACCCGCCTGACCCGCCTGACCCGCCTGACCCGCCTGACCCGCCTGACCCGCCTGACCCGCTACGCCTTGCCGCGCCCGTTGCCCCGTGGAGGCTTGGCGCGTTCCCGTCCCCCCTGCAGCAGCTACGCGCCCCGACCCGCTACGCCTTGCCCGACCCGCTACGCCTTGCTCGACCCGCTACGCCTTGCTCGACCCTGCTCGACCCTGCTCGACCCTGCTCGACCCTGCTCGACCCTGCTCGACCCTGCTCGACCCTGCTCGACCCCCCACCCCGTCGGCAAATCCGAAACGCGGCTAGGCGCGGCTCCACCCTACCCCGACCACCCGCTGCAATGTCGGAGTCCCGCGCTCGCCCCGCCCCGCTTTGATCCGCACAAATCACCAGACCATTTTCAAAATCTAGCCGGGCCGACCCCACCCCCCTCTATATAGAACACCCCCCGGTATCAAATTTGGTACCATGCCCTAAATTCGTATATATTTCGGAACAATGCAGCCCCTAGTCCCTGACATTGATGAAGACTTTGTGCTACCGGCCAACGCGGCTGAAGCGCTGCCGAGCTTGAGTCCAAGCCAAGAGCTAGACATGCGCGTTCGCACGATCAAGCTTATTAGTGACCTATCGGGCCAGCCGATCATTCCGGACAAGACTAATGAGCAGGATGCGACCCAGCTTGCTCGGCAGATGATCGAGGACCCTAAGGCGCGACCAGATTTTGCTATTTACCCCAACGAGACCATTGCGTTCTTGGCGGGCATGGTCAAGCAAATGAACCATGCGTTAGTAGATGACCTAGCTGAGCTCAAAAACTATGTCATCACGGGGTTGGTTAAGGAGATCGAGACTGCGAAGGATGGCAAAACCCGCCTTCAGGCTCTGACCAAGCTCGGCGAAGTAGACGGCGTAGACGCTTTCAAGAAGCGAAGCGAGGTCACGCACGTGGTCAAGCCCATCGAAGAGGTCGAAAAGGAGCTTATGTCGGTGCTTGAGGGCATCGAATATCGCGTTGTAGGCGAGAATAGTGCTGCAACTAACACCTAAAAACCTCGAAAAGCTGAAAAACGCCCTTCCTACCATGCCGGAGAAGGAAAAACGGCGTGTCGCTGAGCTTCTAAAGCAGTATCAAACCCAGATCACGCAGAAACTGGGCAAGGATTCGTTCCTAGACTTCATCCACCACGTGTACCCCGGCTACAAGGTGGGTCCGCACCATCAGAGATTGGCTAAAATCTTCGAGGATATCGAGGCAGGCAAGAAGAAAAGGGTCATCGTCAACATTGCACCCCGGCATGGCAAGAGCGAGATGATCTCGTACCTAGCACCTGCTTGGTTCCTAGGCAAAAACCCGCAGAAAAAGGTCATCATGGCGTCCCACACTGCCGATTTGGCGGTGAACTTCGGTCGTCGGGTGCGTAACTTGGTCGGTTCGGAGTCTTACCGTGACATTTTCCCGCAGGTTGAGCTTCAAGCGGACAGTAAGTCTGCTTCTCGATGGGGTACTAATTTTAACGGTGAGTACTTCGCTATTGGCGTTGGCGGCGCTCTTGCTGGTCGAGGCGCTGATCTGTTCATTATTGATGATCCCCATTCAGAACAGGAAGCTAAGCAAGGTCGAGCAGATGTGTTTGAACCTGCGTGGGAGTGGTTCCAGTCAGGCCCTGTTCAGCGACTGATGCCCGGTGGCTCGATCATTGTGGTGATGACCCGGTGGTCGAAGATGGACCTGACCGGCAAAATCGTGGACCACATGACCCGCGAAGAGGACGCAGATGAATGGGAAGTCGTCGAGTTCCCAGCGATCCTGAACGAGAAACCGCTATGGCCAGAGTTCTGGAGCATAGAGGAATTGATGGGCAAGAAAGCTTCGATGGACGTGCGGTACTGGCAGGCCCAGTACATGCAGCAGCCGACATCGGAGGAAGGTGCCCTCATCAAGCGCGAGTGGTGGCAGGTCTGGGAGAAAGAGGACCCGCCCCATTGTGAGCACATCATCCTGTCGCTCGACGCTGCCCAAGAAAAGACCAACCGGTCGGACTTCAACGCCTTGTTGACTTGGGGCGTGTTTTTCAACGAAGAGACTAAAAACTACAACATCATCCTGCTGAACTCCATCAAGCAGCGGTTGGAGTTCCCGGAGCTAAAGCAGTTGGTGCTGGAGGAGTACAAGGATTGGCAGCCCGACACCTTCATCGTCGAGAAGAAATCGAACGGTGCGGCGCTCTATCAGGAGATGCGCCGGATGGGGGTGCCCCTCAGCGAGTTCACGCCGGGCAAGGGTCAGGACAAGATAAGCAGAGTAAACGCCGTATCTGACCTTTTTTCTTCAGGTATAGTCTGGGTACCAGACAGGCGCTGGGCTTGGG